AGACTCTCCCTCATCCTTTGAACGAGTGATTTTGAACCCAAATAACTCAGCCATAATATTTCTAACTCCTAATTTACACTACTATTTAGTAGGTTTGTCAGAAGTTAAATACCTGTAGTAGTGAAATGCGTGTATCTCCAAGTTACAGCGAACTCTTCAATAGCATTTGCAGTTTCCATACTTAGGTCAATTGGTGCGATAACAGTAGGCATACAATTCTGAAGAACGTATGTTTTTAGTACTTGGTTGTCTCTACCCAATTGTTGTACTGATAATGTTGCAGTGTAATCGTTTACGTTTGCAGCACCATCACCTGTTACTAAGTTATTCATTTTATTCAACCACGACTCTATAGCATTTCTGATTGCAAAGTCTGTATCGTTGATAAATGTTGAATCCCATGTATCAAACTCTCTGTCTCCAGCAAGATACAGGTTTCTACCTCTAAACGGAACTGGAATTTCAGTAACCGTTTGTCCAGGCAACGCTGCAGCCTTACATAAGAACAAAGACTTTTCTGGGATTTGTACTATTCCACTAACACTGGTGAAAAATACTCTAAACTGGTTAGCTCTTGCACCACCACCAGCAAGGTTTGCTTTAAAGTTATCAATACTCATCTAATTATCCCCCTACCTCTGAAAATGCGACCCCAGTTCTCACTGCGATAAAGTTCAGTTGAATGAAGTTGATAGAACGAGCTGGTTTGATGAAGATATCTGCAACAAACTCATTTCGGTCAATGACCTCACCTGTGTTATTTGTACCATCACAAACTACTGAGAAGTCTGTGATACCTCTACGACCTTGGATGTCTCTCAAGAACGGTTCTACCAAGTTTCTAAACTGTGCTTGTGTGAACTCATCATTGAATTCAAACAACTGGAACTTAGCAGCGGTTGCAATAGACTTCTCAAGAAGAATAAACAACCTACGAACATTGATTCGGTCAAATGCACTTGGTTTACTTAGTGCAGTTTTGTCACCGAACAATACTGTACCTTGGCCTGGGAATGTTACAACAGGGTTAATTCTGGCAGGATAGAGAATATCTCTTTGTGCCTTGGTTGGGTTAAACGCAAGTTTAACTGCACCACGAATTTGTCCTCTGTTGAAACCGCCGGGCGAGAAGAATGGGTCTGCAACATTGTCTGTGTTTGCACAAAGACCAGCAATATCACCATTCAATGGTACAAAGCGGAATGTATCGTTGAACTTGTCGTACATATACTTGTATCCACTATCGAATACTGCATAAGACGAACTTGCAAGACTGTTAAAGAAACCTACGACATTTGAACCCTGTGTATGTGCAGAAGACACATTCACAACATCTGCTCTACGAGGAGAGATAAATGCAACACAGTCTTTTCTTGCTTCACAGATGTCAATCAACTTAGTCGCATGAGACACACCGTCTGCACTAGCAGGCGAAGTTCCTGCCATTAGAAGGTTTATGTCAACTGTTTCTGCATCTGCAAATGTATCGTATGCGAGTGCGAGTTCACCAACTGTTACTGCATAGTCATCTGTACCACCAGCAAGGCTATCATCTTTGATACCACCTTTACCAGCAGTTGATGCGAATGTAGTACCAGCGGCAGGGTCAGTACCAGCATTAGACAATGATGCGTCATGGTCTAACCAGTAGATAAATTTAGACTGTCCGTAGATTACGTCTGGATAGAAATTTGTTCCACCCTGTGAAGTTTTAGCGGATGCAGCCTGTGATACGAATGGGAATGTTTCAAGAACAGAATTAGTTCTTTCACCATTTGTATCTGCTCTGAAACCAGAGATATCACCAGTTCTGTCGAATACAACAACGTGCATTTCGTCAGCAATAAGACCTTTACCAGTTGCATATGTTGATGTGCCTGGAGCAGCATCAAACAAGTCATAAAATCTCCAACGTCTACGAACATTTGTCGCAGCGGCAAGAGCAGTTTTAAGACCACCACCGTTTGGATTGTCTAATTGTTTAATTGTTAGATTGTCAGTTGAGATTGCAGTAACCTCATATTCTTGACCGTCTGCTTCTTGGAAATGTACAATGTCACCCACATTGAATGCAGCACCACCAGCACCAGCAGAACCACCACCATTGTCAACTCCAACAGTAGTTGCACCAACGGCAGGAGTACCAGTTGTTACACCAAGTGTTCCAGCATTTCCAGCAAAAGTTTGTTCATATGCGGTTGCGTTAGAACATAATGACACACCAAGTGAGTTACCATGTGTACCAGCAGTTCTCGCACCCCATTCACCGGCTGAACCTTGTCCAGCAGCATAGTTATTTAAGTAGTCATCTGTACTCTTGATAAGTAAACCAGAACCACCACTTGTAGCATTTACAATGGCAGATGCAGCACGAACAACTCTGAGTGCGTTACCGTACTGCAAAAAGTTTGCAGCGGTGAACCATGTCTCAAAGTTACTTCCGTTTGGTTTACCAAAGATATCTACTAATTCTTTTTCCGAACCAATCGCAACGATTTCACCAACTGGGCCTTTTTGAAAGGCACCAGCCATGCCACCAATTGATGTTGCAACAGCAGGAACGATATTAGTAAGGTCTATCTCTTTAACAAGAACACCAGGCGATAATTGAAAAGGCATTTTTGTTTCTCCTATTACTTTATATTAAAGTTGTTCACTTCTGATATATTTAGTATTATTAAGTTTTGAAAACCCATTTTTATATGCACCACTGCATATAAATAGTTTCATGTCTCATTACGAACAATACAAGGAAACCATCAAAGAAGTGACAAAGAGAAACTATCGTAAGAGAGTAATCTGGGTCAATGAGTTCCTTGCAAATCAATCTTGTTGTCATTGTGGAGAACGTGAGACTGCTTGTCTACAGTTCCATCCACATGATTCTAAAATTCGTTCTCTTTCTAAGCGTAAGGGTCTTAGTACACAATCTAGACAGGAAGTTATAAAACTAATTGACCAATCTAAGATTGTGTGTGCAAATTGTTACCTTAAAGTTGAAAATGATATTATTGAGATTATATAGGGTTTTACCAATTTGTATCATAGTTTCTCACGATGGGTGACCAACGTGTACCATATTCATCTACCATCTCACCAATATTATCATCATCTAGTCCATCAGAAAAGAAACCAAAAGGTGCCATGTCCTGTTCTAGTTGGTTTTGATGTTCTAAGAACATCTTTTCTCTAAGGTCAATGTCAGTAAGTTCTTTAAAATATTGTTGGTTTGTCATCCACGCAAACAACACACAACACATTGCGAGGTCATCTGTGTGTCCTTCTTCTGCCTGATATGATTGTCCGTGTTGTACGAATGTGGATAATTCATCAATTAATTCGTAGTCGTTGATGACAAGTTTATCTGTCTCAACCATTTGTTTAAGATTTGAACACCCTAGTGTCTTTACCGCCTTGGTTGTTCTTACCCCAAGTTGAGCTCTACCCCCAGAAAAACCAGCACCAAGAATCTGACCAGCACGACCTCGCATAGACGCCATAACCAGATTATCATACTCTAAGTCATACTGCATTGCAGTTGCAACCTGTTCACCAATATCATTTACCTCAATCATCACATATGCTTTATTATATCCCCTTGCGACTTGATGAATGATTGTTGGGAACAACAAAGGTTTGATTTCATTGTTACGATATTTTGCAACAATCTTGTATGGTAATTGTGTTACATCAAATAATATGAATGCAGAATAATCATTGTTTGTTCCTCTTGCAACGTCTGCTACTAGTGTATATGTGTGTCCTTCTTTGGGGTTTTCATATACATCAATACCAGCATTTCTTTGAATTGGTTCATCGTAGTGAAATGATTTAATCTTTGTAGGATGAATAAGTGTATTGACAGAACCTAAGAACTCACACTCAAATTCACGATTGAACTGTTCCTGTGAGGTGTTTGCAATAGTTTCTTCTTTCCACTTCTCATCTCTGCCTGGCACCTCTGACCAGTGAACCTCAATAGGAATGTAAGAGTTTCTTTCTGTCTCTGCATCACTCCACAACTTATAGAATAGATTCATTCCATTTGGTGTGGAAACAATAATCACCTTGGTCGATTTACCAGATGAAATTGTAGGATACACAGAACTAAAAAAATCCTCTGCAACATTGTGTGGTACGAAAGCAAACTCATCTAAGAATATCATATTGTAAGAACCACCACGAACCGCACTGGATGATGTTGATGACGCAACAATGCGTGACCCATTCTCTAAGTCCAGTGAACCTTTGTTCCAAGACATAACGCCTTGTTGTAACCATTTTGGTAAGTTTTCATACGCAAGTTGAAGTCTTCCAAGAATATCCCTTGCGGTTGCAGCCTTGTTGGCAAGGATTGCAACATTCATACTTGGATTGAATAGAACGTAGTGTAGGATATAGGATACGATTGTTGTTGTCTTACCAGACTGTCTGGGTAACTTACATATCGTAAATCTGTTACTATGAATAGTTCCGACCATCTCTTTTTGAAATGGGAACATATTAAATGGAACAATCCCCTCATCCAAGGAAACAATCTTGATGTACGTTTGACAGAAATACATGGGGTCTTCCATGCACTTCTTGTATTCAAGAATCTGTTCTTCTGTCCATTCGACAGGAACATTTGCTTTCTTTAGAAGGGGATTGCCAAGATAGTGATTTGCATCAGTCATGCAACTATTTATTCCATAGATTTAACAGAATCCTCTTGATGCTTTTTGTACGCATCTTTGACTGAATCAGTGTGAACTGCGTTAGAAATTGCTTTAACTTCTGCACTTTCATTGGAAATATCTGAGTCTGGTGCAACAACATGGCGTGAGAAACTTCTTGAAAGTTCTACACCATCTTCTTCAATCACAGTGGCAGTTCTTACTTGAATCATTTTGAACTGACCTAATACTTCAATTTTATCTTCTTCTGTACGTTTTGTAATCGCCATTATTTTTCTCCTTTTGTCCGCCCCTAGAATCCACTAGAGGTATAAAGTTATTTTATGCAGTAAAGTATATGACAGAACACGCAATTCTACCAGTTGTGTTATAATTTAAATTGGAATGACCACCAGCTGCACCATTAGTTTTATACATATGAGCATAATTAACATTTTGAGGTATCCAAGCAGAAGGAGTACTGCCACTAGTATAATTGCTATTCATATCCCAGAACCACCAATTACCCATATTTTGTGAAACAGAATCTTGTAACGGAGCCGCATTTGCAGATGTAAAGGGTAAAGTCATATTAGCATTACCAGAAGCCCCACTTGCAGCTGATAAAGTAATATCTATCCACACTTGACATAGATTTCCAATTTTTACATAACTTCCATGTCTATGAGAATATGATTGCGAACCGGCACCACTAGAACCGTAATATGATGGACTGTAAGAGCCTATTTCATAATCGTCAAGGCCATTATTCGCCCCACTATCTGTTCCAAACTTTAATCCATCTGCGTCAAAACGACCAATTTGAGTACCAGCAGCATTACTAAAAATCAGACCATTAGAAAGACCACCTAAATGTGAAACTGTAGTACCATTATTTTGAAATACAATTTTATTATTATTACTGTTAGTGCTGTTTACTGTTAATGGAGTACCACTTGTAGTTGCAGAAATAGTTGTTGCAGTTACACTTCCACCACTTTGATTACCAGTTACGTTACCAGTTATATTACCAACAATAGTGTTACTTGCAGTAATATTACCAGAACCAGTTCTTGTTGCGATTGTATCTACTTTAATTGTTGACATATCTTTATCCTATCAATGCACCACAAAAGTTACCATCATATTGACCTTCAGTAGTACCGTTAAATGGCACCATAGCTCCTTGAACATAATCCCCAACAGATAATGATACAATAGCAGATACCGCCGAACCATTATAAGATGTAGAATATTGGTAAGCTGTACCAGACAGTTGAGAACCTCCATTTTTTAAAATATAAATACCAGAGTTAGCACCTTGACTTGGAGTTGCCTGACATCCAAAATAATATATACCGGCTACTGGAGCAGTAAAACGTCCATTACTGTTATTAAAGTGTGACCCATTATTGTATATCACTACAGAGGTTTGACTATTATTTGTAGAACCAACATAAAATGCACCAGTACTAGTACCACTACTATGACTTCTTGCATTGAACGCTGGAGTGTTTGGTTTTAGTACATATCCATTACTGTCAATCGTCATACGAACATCATTGTTCGCTCTAAACTGCATTGTATTTGTACCTTGTGCGTACCGAATACCACCAATATCACCATCAGCACTATCACCCATATCAATAATAGATGTGCCACTAGTTCCAGATATCAACTCCATCCTTGCACTACCAGAGTTTACGATTGTTAAATCTTGTGATGGTGATGCAGTACCTATGCCTACTCTGTTATTAGAACTATCTACATGAAGTGTAGTTGTATCTATTGTAAGATTGCCAGAACCAGTAATGTTGCCAGGCACCACAAGATTATGTCCAGACCCCAGACTTACGTTTCCAGAACCAGCTACGTTCTCAATGGTATCTACTTTAATCTTGGATGACATTTAACTTTTCCTTATTCTGAAGAAGTTTTTGATTCTGCTATATCTTTTTCAGCAGCATCAGATACATTTTTTGCAGTATCAACTACCTTCAGTTCAAACGCTTGAGTAACCTGTGCATCAGTTCCAACTGCAAGTGCAATGGAATTTGCATTACAATGTGCAACTAGAGCTGCAATAATCTCTTCTTGTGCAATACGAGCACGATTATGGATTGCATTGTCACACCAATCTTGGACTGAATAAGCAGCATACTCAAGACACTTTACTTGTGTGTCTGATACTGTTACTTTAATCTCCGCCATTTTATTCTCCTATTTAATTTAAACTATTTATGTTAACCTAGTAAGTGACCGTAAAACTCAGAAGCACTACCATAATGTTGAACAGTTCCACCAATGCCTGAGAGTGCAACTTGCATATAATCATTTGCTGCCAACTCTACAACTGTTTGTAAACTCATTTGTATATCATTATCTGTATGGTTAGCATATCCAAAAATATGATTTAAACTAGAAAGTTGACCACCATTTTTATAAAGCCTTACATATCCATACGCTGAAGTTCCATCTGATGCAGCTGCGTTATTTCTTACATACGCATGAAAACCAATTAAATATCTTCCAGCAATTGGAGCAACAAATCTGTCGTTTGTTGTTGAGTAGTGACTACCTACATTATGATATACATTTCCATCAAATTCAATTATAGAAGTATTACCAGAAGTTACACTAACCCAATTAGCATTATTACCACCTACTCTAAATGATGGTTGACTTGGTTGTGTAAAATGTCCATCGGCAGTAATACGACCACGTTCTGTGGTGTTTGTTATAAAACGCAAATCATGATTTGATATTGTACCTATAATATTTGTGTTAGCACTATCAACACCAGATACACTCTGAGCAGTTCCATTAGTAGAATGGTGATAAGCAGTTGTTGCGTGTGATATGGTAAGAGGATAAGATGGAGAAGTAGTTCCAATGCCTACTCTATCACTAGATGAACTAACGTGAAGTGTGTTAGTATCTACTGTAAGGTCACCATTTACAACTTCTAAGTCATCACCAGTTTCAATCTTGACTTTGTTCGCATCTCCACCAGATGTTAGTCCTGCTATTGTTGTTACTGAAATCTTACTCATGTCTATACCACCGAAAGTTCACCG